GTTTGTTATTGTATAATCTGTTGTAAGAGTTTGTACCTCTCCATTTTTTTTAACAATTACATTAGCTTTATCTTGTACTGTAAAGGTAGGTGAGAAGATTTTATTACTTCCATCACCTGTAAATTTCTGACTACTACCTTGGTAACCATTTGATTTTAATTTAAAACCTATAGTACTAGACCTACCTACAGAGAACTTCATTCTAGCTATAGTTAAAGTAGCTGAATAATCAGTGATACCTTTATCTAATTGGAAATAAGTCTTAGGCAGTGTTATATCATAGTTATATTTATAACCAACAATAACTTTAGTTTTAATAGCATTGGCAGAAAAATCTTTACCAACAATTGAGAAGTAAGGACCAGTACCATCAGACCCTCTACCCGGTGTAAGAGTGAAACCTGAATCAGCTGTATCAGCTCCACCAGCAATTACTATAACAGGTTCTAAAGAAGTAATATCGGTATAAGGTATATAACATTTAGATGTTCTAGTAGCTGAATCATATGTAACGTTTGAAGCTTTAGAGTACATATCCATATAAGGATTAATCTGCACACCACTTTGAGTTACAAGGATTTCATCTTCTGGTGTAGCACTTAGGTTAGCACTTAATAAATAGTAACCATTAGATTGTTTTATAATAGTATATAGAACATCTGAATCTACAACAGCTTCAAGTATATTACCTGGTAGTTTCCAACTAAACCAAGCCTTAAGCATTTGTTCATTACCTTCTGTATGTGTACGATAAAAATACATTAGATCTTTACTTGCACCATACATAGCTATGAATGAATTCTGAGCACTAGCTACTAAACTATCAACAGTTTCTGGTATATACTCTGAGACAACTTTTCCTATATCTGTTACTTCTGGTATCTGACCTTCTCCTCTAGGAGTCATACTAAAGACTCTTGTATAAGCTGGTGTCTTACTAACAAAATTAATATTAGTACCAACATCTACAGGATCTATTTTAGTATCCATCTCATAGTTAGAGAGACCACGTATGATAGCTGTGGTAGGGGTTAAGTTACCATCAGCAGAATACATAATAAACTGTTGATTCTCTGAGAATAAAATCAAACCAGAAGCTACTGGTATAATACCATGAAGCACAGCTGGTCTAATACTAGAACAATTAATATCAACAGGGTCAGCCGCACTTATTGTTTGAGCTGTTATATGATAGAAATTATAAAACTCACCTGATTGACTCATTGCAACGTTATCTTCTGATAGGAAACCTAAACGGTTATTATAGAAGAAAGATTGTTGTATCGTTTTACTTTTAAAAGATGGGTGAGCATTTGTTGTGTTATCACCTACTAATCTATCAGTCCATGTAATAGGTTGGAAGGTGAATGCATTTGTTCCTGTATTAACCAATTCATGAGGCATAGTAGAAGCTGTTAATCCAGCTGACATACCATGACCTAGTGTCTCTTCCCAGTAACCGGGTCCGTTACCACTACCTGCATTAGTTACAAACTTAGCGTAGTATGTATCAGCTGCATTAGCAGTGTTAATGATTTTAACAACTCTACCATGAACACCTTCAGTTGGTAGTTCAGATACATTGTTTACAGAATCTTGATAACTACTTAATTGTTTACCATCTATACCACCTTCAACTGTTATAATAAAATCAGAGGAGTGAGTGATCTCAAGTGTAGTAGTAAGTTTAGTTACAGTTAATCCCGATATACTAAGTCCATCTATCTTAGCTTTAATACCTGTTAAAACAGCATCAGCATTTAACTTAGTATCAGTAGAACTACTTGAACCTAATGTATCAGCATTATATGTTTTGTACTGTGGATTTGGTGTATGTGTAGTCCCTCCTATAGTTATAGTAACATTATAATTAGCACTATAATCAATGCCTAATAATCTTACAGTTGCTCTCCTCTTATTATTGTAAGTAGGATCAGCTTGAGTTGTGATAGTCTTTTGCTTATTTGTTATAATAGATGTATCTTGTACTGTAAGTATATGATAATCATCTTTTGTAGTAGCACTTAAATAAGCTTTGTTAGTAGTACTGGCTGTGACTGCACACTTAATATAATCACCGTTACCATCAGCAGTGGCATTCCATATATGTATAGCAGCATTAGCAGCTGTCGCATTACCAAGTATACATCCTATATATTTCTCATCATTATCACGATGTATATAAAACCACTTACCATTATCTAAAGCAGTACCTGAAAAAGCAGTACCATCTGTAGCATCTTTTAATGAGGTTAGAAATTTAAGTCCGGGTCTTTTCTGTAGACCAAAGGTAGCGTCAGGATAAGCATTCAAAGCTTCACGGACTTGACCCGGAAACTTTTTATCATCTGGTTGCTTAGAGACTCCACCTAAATAATTCTGGACACGTTGAGTAACACTTGCCATTAGCGTTGTAGTGCTGTGTAAGGTTTATAACTGGTGTAATGTCTATTACCTTCTGGGTGTCCAAAGATAGTAAAGTCACCTTGGTTGCATTCGTACTCTAGTGCGTTAGCTCTAGCCAATGCTTCACGTTGTTGTAACGTTTGAATTAATTGTGGATCGCCAATAATTCTTTGTGCGGATATGGTTGCTGCTTTGGCGACAATGTAGTTTTGCATAGGTGAAGGCAGATCAACCCAATCAAAAAACCAAACCACATCAACTTTAAATGTATCACTTGTAGTACTTCCTATTATATAAGTATGGTTATATCTGTCATATAGTTTCCCAGCACGTCTTATTGGATCTATGTTACCTTTATAAGAGTCAGAAAAATCTATTTGTAACATGTTATTAGGTATCTCATATTCCTTACTACTATTTACTGCTATCTCATATTCAAATTCTTGATTGAAAGTCCAGCCTTCTGCTTGTACCTCTTTAGACACTTGTAACAATGTGTCGTATGCAATCGCAACGTCTGGGTTGGTTTGATCGAGTGTAGTTACAGGAGCCTGACCCACTGATGCAAGTATTTGATTTACAGCTGGTAACTCTTGTGTAGCGTTAGTGGTAGGTATTGGCATAGTTAATATTTGTAAATAAAAAAAAGGGAGACCGAAGCCTCCCCTTTATGTTAAGCAGCACGGTTAGCGTCACCGCTTGCTTCATTGATAGCTGGGCTATCTGCTTCCTGACCTGAATAGGCTGTACGGAAGTTCATTGTTTCTGAGTATACCTCAGAGGCGGCTGTTACACCGCTCTTTGTTTTAGCTACAGAGTGTCTGATAGCACTACCTTTAAGTGTACCTGTACTATTAGTACCGTACTTGTTACCAGCAGCTAATGTGCCAGTAACAGTTGCTAGAGGTAAAGCACTAGCAGCAGCTACAGCAGAACTTGTAGTTCTAGGGACTGGACCTGTAGGACCAGCAACACCTTGACCTTCGTTCGGTGTAGCATCTGTGTTACCCTGAGCTAAGACTGTTGCGTTAGTCATTAGTTCTCGTATTCAAGGGATGTGACGTATCCAACTACGTCTGTTGCTGTACTAGCATTGGCTGCTGTAATAGTAACTTTGTCACCAATACGGTAACCGTCACCATCGTTATCAGCACCAGCATCAACTGTGATACCAGTTACTACATCACTGCCAACGGCTAGGTCTACTTTGAGACCTGAACCGCCACCATCTGTTGCAGTAGCTGCAGCATCAACACTTGAGCCAGCACCACTAGTACCATTATTACCTGTGTCAGTACCTAAAGCTATAGTAGCTACGGCACCGCCTGCTCTCCCCCATTCAACTGGAGGCTGGTTAAACCATGTCTTAGATGTAAGACTACGGATACCAGTAATCGGATGTGCTCTTGGCATGTTACCTCACCTATGCGGTTTGGATTTCGATTGCAGCAGCAGGGTTTAATGTACCACAGCCCATAGCAAGACGACCAACGATTATATCACCTTGGTACATTGTCTTGATGTCATTTCCTGTGGTTTGAACCTGAGGACCAATAGCTTCTACACATGCAGCAGCGTCTTTCTGATAGATAAGACCTGCGTGATCTGCGAATGCACCATTGTAAGCATTGTTCTCACCAGACACAGCTGCGATAGTACCAGCTTGGAAAGGTAGGTTGTTAGAACGCTTGATGTCGATACCTGCAATAGATACAAGACCTTC